TGATTCAACATTCATACCCAAATCCATTAGATCGTCATAAGCATCTAATGCCTTTTGGGCAATATCATTAAGTTCTGTATCAGCCATTTCTCCTAGCCCTTTAACGGCTGGTAATGCACTAGTAATTTTATCCATCTCAGCAATATCACGGAGAGTTTCGTTTTGTTGCTGTACTATTTCCTGTTTTTCCTTAGACTTTTCTTCTTTTATAATCTCTTTAGATTCAGGAAGATTTAGCATTTCTTCTAGTTTTTTTGTCATTATATACTCACTTAATGTTCAAAGTATTTATCGTTTGCCTTGATGGAACATGTCCTTTTCTGTGATCACCCTAAACCTAATACCTTTAGATTTGGCATAAGCGTTAGCGGCGTTCCATTTTGCTTGATTCAAAACATAGTGCATTTGGTTGTGTTTTGACTTACCTAAGCTCTCTTTAAATGCTTGATTATCAGGTTTTACTTCTATTAACTCTACTAAATTACTTCCGTTTTTATTTTTATATTGTATGAAAAAATCAGGAACGTAAATAGTATGCTTTCCAGTAAAAGGGTTTCTATATGGAATTTTTACTGCCTCACTAGCCCAAGATTGTATAGCAGGATTTTCATCACAAAATTTCATAAATGCAAATTCCCAACTACTTCGGTAAGTTGGCGTCTTTCTTCCTACATATTTGTCTGGATATTTTAAGGAATATTTTCCTTGTGCAAACTGCTTTGCCATGGTTTACCCCATGATGTTTCTTGCTTCTACAGGATTTTGATTATTTTCAACTTTGAAACCTAGTGTGCTTGTCTTTTGTCTATTAAAATTTAACACCTGAGCAACTGTATAACTTAGCTGTGCTTTATCTAAGTTTTTTAATGTATCTAATAATTCAAAAACTTTTATGCCGTCTATTTTGGCTTGTCTTAATAAGACAGAACCTGTGCTTTGAGCGGATATTTTATCAAAACCTTTTTTTTCCAAAAATCCAATTACTGCATCAACATCATTACTAGGAAATTCTAATTGGTATCCATAAAAGGTACTGAAAAATCTATTAACTTTATCACTACTGCTAGAGTCTTGCTTCGGGGGTAAGTTCAATTGTACCATGTGTTTATTCCTCTGCGAATTCGCCGCCGCCATTAGGGCCGCTTGTAGAATTATTATTTGTTGTTGTACTACCAGAAGTTGATGCACCACTACTTCCGGCGTTCTTTAATGCGTTTGCACCGCCAACTAATAGAGCCGCTAATGCAACTGTTCCTGCATTACCACCGCTACCTCCTGACGGAAATGCTGTATTGGCTACTCCACTTACCGGCACACCCGTTGTTTGTCCTAGTGTTGCTAAACCTTGTCCTAGTAATTCTCCACCTATTCCTGCTTTAGATAAGTTACCCATATTTTTTGCGGCATTGGCCGCTTTTAAAACTGTACCAAAACCTACAGTACCACCTGATATATCATCTAATACACCAAATCCACCTGCTAATACTCCCCCAACTCCTAATAAGCTAGATGCTCCTCCGCCCATTAATGAATTAGGACTAGCTGTTTTATCGTAATGTTCTTCTCCAAAACCCTTAGGTCCGCCTTTACCTATTGCTCCTCTACTATAGTGTACAGTTTCATATTCTAATGACATACTGTTAGTTACTGGATCACTTACGCTGTTATCCATAGTGTCATGTTGCCATTGCGAAATTAATGGATTTACTAATGTCATTGCTGTATATTTTTTCCTAGACATTTGATATATTACAATGCTATTGAAAAAAGGCTCTAAGCTATCATTATCAAATCCGTATCTATATTGACGTTCGGAAAAAGCATTACCTCTGTTAAATTGTGTTGCTGATCGAAATTGTTTTTTTGTAGGATCAGGTGATCCATCTGGTTGAACAGATGCATAATTTCCGTCTCTAAAATAATATCTATAATATGCTTCCCACATAGCTGTCGTTACACCAAACGCATCATCGTGGAACTGAACTGTAATAGGACTATAATCAATTCTTTTTTGTACAACACGCTTTCTATTGTATTGATGTTTTACATCTGTTTGCACATTGTATGATGGTAATTGCACATTCTTAACTAACATGTTAAGTTCATTATTATGTTTTTGTGTTAGTTGGGGTATAATACTTGCCGCTTGTGAATTTATATTAAAACTTACATGATATAGAAATTTAACTTTTGGCGATAATCTATGGCTATCATCAACATAAAGTCTTGCACCGTGTTGATAATCTGCAAGGTTACCTTTAGGGTTTAAAGCACCCGATACTACGTTATCTAAAAATCCATTCAAAAAGCTCATACAAATATTTATCCTATTGTATTAAGTGGGTATTTAATTAGGTCATAAAAAAAGGGCCCGTAGGCCCTTGATTTAAATTTATTTTTCTATTATGTTGAACCACCACCAGTGATTGCAGTGTTAACCGTTCTACCTACTGCTGTACCTATGCCTGTTCCTTGTGGAGTCTGTATAGCATTGTCATATCTAATTGATAGAGCAACTGTTACCGGCTCTGAAGTTGCATAGTTCAATGTGTTGTAGTTTGCATTTTCTACATAACAACCATATAGTTCAAAAGTTTCTAGTACAGTCGCCGCATTGGCTCCATTTCCACCATCAAGTATTTCAATTCTAGTAACAAATTTATAATCGCTACCTGAAGCCGCACTTGACATTTCAAAGAAATCAAATTGTTTCTGCAACTGTTCACCAACAAATTTCTGCACGTTGTTGCTGACATCTTCACGCAAGTTAAGTGTAATAGGTTCCCAAGTATGTTTTCCTGCTAGATAAACTCTTGAGTTATAAATGTCCACCGTCATTTGATCAAATGTTACATTTGGTCTAGTTACGTCTATAACTTGTTTCGTAAGTTCTGTCGTTGGACTTGAAGTTCCAAAGTTTTCTAACGATACCCTAAAACGGTATTGTAGTTTGGGCATCAACAGTCCTTGGTTGGATGCACTCGCATTACTGTCCAGTGGTACTGTTAATCTTGAAAGTGTTGATATTGCCATCTATATGCTCCTATTACTTTTATTTATCCGTTTAGAGTCCTGCTATCTCACCAGTGTTTTTCAATCTCAATGGAATGTAAATAAATTCCACTGCTTTCACTGGTTCAATTGCTATGTCTACATAAAGTTCGTTTCTATCAATTCTTGCAGGTGTGTTGTTTGATTCATCACAAACTACTAAGAAATCATATAACGCTCTTTGTGAAACCAATTCAAGCATCAAACTATCAGTTTGGGCTTTAATCTCATCACGTGTTATTTTATCATTAGGCTCAAAAATGTAAGGCTTAGCAAGTTTCTTCAATTGTGATCTTAAATACACAACCAAACGTGCAACGTTAATTCTATCTAATGCACTTGCGTTTGCGGCCCTTGTTTTTTGTCCAAAGTTAACTAATCCAGCACCTGTTAAGAATGTAATCGGATTAACGTTTACAGCTTGTAATGTATCTCTTTGTCCTTCATTAAGTGCTATTGACTTAAATTCACCTTCTGAATCTACAAAACCTGCCGCTGTTGCGTTTGTAATTCCACCTCTTCTTGTGCCTGCTGGTGCAAACCATGGAAACGATACTTGATCGCTTAATGCCATAGTTCTTAAAATACCATGACTTGGTGGAACAACAACATTCTTACCTGCGTTGTCGCTTGTGAATAAGCTAGGATAAAATACACCTAAGTATTCACTGCTTGTAACCAATCCATTGTCGTTATCTTCAACTGCTAATGCTGTATTTTTACCCCAATTGTTTAAGGTAGTTGCATCTGAAGTTAATCTTACTGGTGCATCACCAATAACAAATGCTGTCAAGCCTCTGTCATTGTTAAGTGAATTCATTTCTCCAATAAGCTCTGGATAACTAGGACATGCCATCAAGTTAAATAATCTTGATTCATCATCTCTAATATCTTGGTTGCTGTTTACTAATGATTGTAACGCTTGAATAATAACTTTTCTTTGAGCTTTTCTACCAAAAGATCCTGAACCATCTGTTTGGTTAGCTGACTCAGTTACCCATCTATGTGGATAGTAAGCCGCTTGACTCTCATCGCCCATTCTAACGTTTTTAGCTGTTAACACAACATGATTACGTACAAATTTCTTAACATTAAATCCGCTTCTACGTAGGTTCCAAAGTAACATACCTTTTGGATAAAGTGCTGGATCTGGACAATCTGTATCTAAGTGATCACTCACTAATAACTGTTTGATTGTTCCGGATGGTGCCGCTGTTGCTGTACCACCGCTTGTACCAAATCTTGCATCTGCAAAAAGTATACCATCTTCAGTAGTTTGGTCGCCTTCATCAAGTGCAATCCATTTTTGTAAGTCTGCATTGTATCTGTGTACTTGTGGATATGCTTCCAAGTCTGCTGTACTAATCCAAATATCGCCAGTAACCAACGGAGTTGTATCTGATTGTTGTGTTGGCTCTGTTGCACTTACAATTGGACCTTCTGGATCTGCTGTAGAGTATACGTTTCCGTAACCTTTCCATGTAGTTCCGTTGTGTACTAAAATGTCAACTTCATCAACAAGTGAACTGTACCAAAGTCTACCGTCAGTTGTTAAAGCCGTTGGTGCATTTGGACTTGCAGTGTAAGTTAAGATCTTCCAGTTTGAAGCATGGAAGTCTGATGCACTGTCACCAGTTGGTGCTGTGTAAAGGTTTGCAGTTCCTAACTTTGTAGTATAGTTATAAGCTGAAAAACCAATATTTTGTAATGCACTACTTGTATCTTTAATTCTAATTTCTCCACCGTCGTTGTGTGAAATTATAACTCTGTTACTTGCATCAACACTTGCTTGGATGTTTGTAAATCCTGTGCTGTTAATTGCAGTTGCAATCGCATCAGCATCAGCTGGGGCTCCTGCCGCTGTAAATGTTACAGTAGCATGACTTGTCATTGCTTCTTGGCCAACAAGACTTTCTGACATAGTAAATGTTTTACTACCAGCCGCAATTGAACTTGCTGTTACAGCCGAAGATGTAATTGACATTGCACCTGAGGCATTTCTTGCAAACAATGTAAAGTCTGCTTCTTCGTCGCCTGCTAAAGTTGTGTGTGCTTGAATATAAACTTGTCCTAAAGCTAAGTTAATTCCACCACCTGACTTATCTAGATTATATAACGCTGAATTATGCGTAGTATACAATGGAGCAGATTGTGTGTCCCATAACTTAGTGGTTGTGTTATATTTTTTAACACTGTATTGTGCACCTAAGTTTGCATCTGTAGTTTTAAGCCAAACAGACCCTGTTGGTCTTGATTTAGCATCTGCAGTTTTAAACTCTGGTACTTGTGTATGTGGTTTAATTTCTAAGGCTGGAGCATAGTAAGTTCCTGCTGTAATGCCTAAGTCTGCTAACAATGAGCCTGAAGCACCTGCAGTAATTTGAATTGCACCATCATCATCTGTAGAACCATCTGTAGTTGAAGTACCGTTACTGTAAATTTCTAACTTGCCATCTACAACTGCTGAAGTTACACCAGTAATACCTGCGGCATCAATGTTTGTCTCCATAGCAGAAACAGTTGTACCCGAAAGAGTAACTGTTGTTCCGTTAATGATAATAGTTTGTCCGTTGGTCAATGTTGGGTTTGCCGCTGTGCCAGTAATTGTTGGCCAACTTGCTACCCACGCCTGTGTACCTACTTTTACCCATGTACCTGATTTATTTTTGTAGTAAATTTTATTAACAGTTGTTGTGGTTACTACAGCATAGTCTCCAATTGCTCCTACTGAGCCTTTTGGAATACCAGTGTTGGATTCACCAACTAGTTGTGTGTTTGCTGTAATTACAAGTGGAATCTTATTTGTGAAAGACTGTCCACCAGTAACAGTCGCCGCATTTCCGTTCCATTGAAATAATCCGTATTTTGTTACAGCAGTATCAAACCAAAATGTTCCATTTGCTGGAGCCGCCGCTGGTGCTGATGCACTAGGCTCAATTTCAGCTAGATCGATATCTGCTCTTGTTATGAATGCTCTATTGCTTACACCTAAGTAAGAATAAGCCGCTTGTAATCCATATTCATTAAGCTCTCCCCCATTGATTGGATTGTTGCTTGTATCTGTTT